AAAGAAACTATGAAGAATTTAAAAAATTAATGGACAATGGATACAAACCACATTCAGATTGGTTTGAAAAAATGGCCAAAAAATTAAAATTTGATAGAAGAAAAATATCACAGGAATTGGAATGTAACTTTTTGGGTTCAGGTGATAATGTTATTGATAGTAAAATAATCGAAAGGATAAGAACCGAAATGGTTTGTCAACCTGAAAGTAAAATGGTTCAAAACCAACTTTGGATTTGGAAAGAACCACAAGTTGGTCATAGATACATTATGGGTATTGACGTTTCAAGAGGGGATTCTGAAGATTATACATCATTTCAAATTATTGATTTTGATGATAGAGAACAAGTTGCTGAATATCTTGGTAAAATTCCACCTGATGTTGCGGCTGAAATTGCATATAAATGGGCGGTGTATTATGACACATTAGTGGTTGTAGATATTACAGGTGGTATGGGTGTATCAACATCAAGAAAACTACAAGAAATGGGATATAAAAATCTTTATGTTGATGGTGTTAATTATGCTAATGTATGGGATTATAATCCTAAAGCAATGGAAAAAATTCCAGGAATTAATTTTAACGCCAAACGTGTTCAGATTATTTCGGCTTTTGAGGAGGCGTTAAGACATGGATTTAAAGTATATTCACCAAGGTTGTTGGGTGAAATGAATACATTTGTTTATATAAATGGTAGACCTGACCATATGAAAGGTCATCATGACGATTTAATTATGTCAATATCTATGGCACTATATGTAGGACAAAATGCATATAATCAATTAGAAAAAGTTACAGAACAAACAAAAGCAATATTAAACTCGTGGAGTGTTCAAACAAGTAATGACCATAAAGAAGTAACCGATTTTAATCCTGGATTACCTGTGATGTCCCCTTCATCTTATGGTGATAGATTTGGAAGTAATCCGACAAAAAGTGATTATGAAAAGTATTTATGGTTATTCGGTGGAGGAAGAAGATAAATCTTTATTCATAAACCAAATGAATTATAATTAATAGATAATGGCAGATAATTTAACCGTATGGCAACGACTTACAAGAGTCTTTGGTCCTGACTCAACACTGAGCCAACAACCACCAGTATACAAATTCGACAAAAAAGAACTTCTTAAAACTGATAATAAGGAAGAGTTTGAAAAACAAAAACTTCAAGCACAGCAAAGTTATTATTTAGGACAACAATGGGCTAAGATTGAAAACAATCTTTATACTCAAGCAATCTATTATGAACCAACAAGATTGGCTTCATATTATGATTATGAATCAATGGAATATACACCTGAGATTTCTACCGCTTTAGACATATACGCTGAGGAATCTACAACAACAAATGAAGACGGCTTTATTTTACAGATTTATTCTGAATCATCTCGTATTAAAGGTGTATTGGCCGACTTGTTTAATAACAGATTAGATATTAACACAAACTTACCAATGTGGACAAGAAACACATGTAAGTATGGCGATAACTTTGTTTACCTAAAATTAGACCCTGAAAAAGGTATTGTTGGATGTCAACAATTACCAAATATCGAAATCGAAAGATTAGAGAGGGGTATGAAAGTTAAACCAGCACATAACACATCTGATGAGGCTAAAGCGTTGAAATTTGTTTGGAAAGTAAAAGATATGGAATTTAATACTTGGGAAGTGGCACACTTTAGATTATTAGGTGATGACCGAAAACTTCCTTATGGTACTTCTATGTTAGAAAAAGCGAGAAGAGTTTGGAAACAACTTTTACTTTCTGAAGACGCAATGTTGATTTATAGAACATCAAGAGCACCCGAAAGAAGGGTGTTTAAAATATTTGTTGGAAATATGGACGACAAGGATGTTGAACCATATATCCAAAGAATTGCCAACAAGTTCAAACGTGACCAAGTTGTTGACCCAAAAACGGGTAATGTTGATTTACGTATGAACCAAATGGCTGTTGACCAAGATTTCTTTATTCCTGTTCGTGACCCAGCACAAGCAAATCCAATTGAAACCTTAGCAGGCGCTCAGAACCTTTCTGAAATTGCTGATATTGAATATATTCAGAAAAAATTAGTTACGGCACTTCGTGTACCTAAAGCATTCTTAGGTTTTGAAGAAGTTGTTGGTGATGGTAAAAACTTGGCATTACAAGATATTAGATTTGCTCGTACAATTAACAGAATTCAAAAATCAATGATTCAAGAATTAAACAAGATTGCAATCATTCACTTATTTGTTTTAGGATTTGAAGATGAATTAACAAACTTTACATTAGGTCTTACAAATCCTTCTACACAAGCGGATTTATTAAAAATTGATACTTGGAAAGAAAAAATGTTGTTGTATAAAGATGCAGTTACGGGTATTGAGGGTATTTCACCAGTATCTGTTACTTGGGCTAAAAAACATATTCTTGGATTTTCTGATGAAGAAATTAAACTTGATTTACAACAACAGAGAATTGAAAAAGCGGTTGGTGCTGAGCTTACAAAAACCCCTGAAGTTATCATTCACACAGGTATATTTGATAACATTGATAAACTTTATGGTAAAAAACCTGATGAGCCAGCAGGAACCGCACCTGAAGGTGGAGCGGAAGGTGGCGAACCTCCTATGGGTGGTGATTTAGGTGCTCCTCCTATGGGTGGCGAAGAATTGGGCGGACCACCACCTCCAGGTGGTGAATTGGCTCCCGAATCTATCGTAGATAGAGATATGAATTTAATATTAGAAAACGACATGTTGAGTGGAATTGATGAGATAGATTTGTCGAAAGGAAGAAAATCTTTATTAGAAATAGAAAATAAATTGGACGAACTATTAAATAAATAAGATATTTATTGATATGAGAAATTTTGGAGTATTAAAAAGTATAGTAGAAAACCACTTTGTTAGTGTATATAAAAAACCTGAATTCAAAAGGGTTTTAAAAGAGTTCAAAGAATTTATGGAAGACAACAAAGAAGTTGGTAAAGTATATCTGAACTACAGTTCAATTATGAAAATGAACAATTTGAAAGAAGATGTTGCTAAAGAATTCTTATCATTGTCTATTGAAGACATCAAAAACACAATTAAAGAAAATAAAAAACAATTTGAAGAATTTGAATATTGGGTTGAAACTTTAAATGAAAAAGTTGAAAACAACTACAAACTTTTAGATGATTTAGTTTTTGCTAAAACTTCAGAAGATTTTGTTAATCTTGTTGAATCAAAAAAAGAATTACACAAGAAATTAACTGAAACAAAAATTGATAAAAAACCAATAACAGAAACAATTAATATTCCTCTTGAAAATATGCTTGGAATCGCTGCTGATACATTCTCAAAAAAATTTTCAACATTATCTGAGTCTGAATTGTTTGAGTTAAGGTCATTATTAAAAATGAGCACAGAAGAACTTAATGAAGGTATTGAAAGATTAAAGACTGAAGTTATTACAAAATTAGATTCAGTTGAACCTTCAGATGAAGAAACAAAAACTAAAATTAAAGAAACGAAAGAAAGAGTAGAAAATACATTTGTAGATACAATTTCTTATTATAAACTTAAAAAACTTTCAGAAGGACTTTAAAATAAAAACCCATCGAAATCGATGGGTTTTTCATTTACTCTGATTTTGTTTCAGGATTCTTTTTCTTACCAAAAATAGCCTCAATAGTTGTGAGTCCTAAAAAACCACCACACAATAATGAAAGTGTGTCGTACATGTACTCAGGACAAACACCAGTCTTTTGTGTTGCAACATAAGCTAAAACAATTAAGTTTAGTAATGTAACAATACCTGAAAATCTTTTAGATGATACATCAGAACCATCACCCAAAAGTGATTTAATAAAATTTTTAATTGATTTCATTTTATTGTTATTTAGTTAACAATAAATATTTCAGTTTTCAAACTTATTCATCAAAGATTGTTTGTACTTGGCTTTTTTCATTTTTTCCCTTTTTATAACCGTATTTTTTACGTACTCTTGTCTTTTTCTCAACTCTTCAATTTGTTTAGTTGAAATAACTTTATATTTGTACCTTTTTAATGCTCTGTCCAAACTTTCACCTTTTTCTATTTTTATTACAATCATATTTTTTTGTTATATGATAATAAATATAAAAACTTTTTTCAATTTTGTTAATATCTTTTTTTTTCTTATATTTTGTAAAAATAAACTTACTTATATGAACTCATTTAAAAATGAAAAAAGGAAAAACATTCAAATTAGAATTGTTTAAAGATGCCAAATGTTATTTTGGTAGTGTCAACACGACAGAATTAAAATCAATTTATTTAGTATTACAAACATGGGTGACACCAAAAGTGGAAAAGGAAAATTGGAGTATCACCGTAGGTTCTATAACAAGAACAATAAAACACAAAATATTAGAAATATCAAATAAAAAATTATTTAAAGACCACTTTATAGTTGACATGGATTTAAGAACAAGTGGTATAAGATTAAAAAAATCATCATTCTTAAATTTAGAAATAACTTTTTTTACAAAACAAGATGTCGATTTTAAATCAAATGAAATATCTGAAGAACTAATAAAAATAATTAACAAAATATACAACGAGGTTTTATCTGATTCAAAATATTTTACAATTCAATATGCCAAAACAAAAGAAAAAATGAAAGTTTAAATAGTCCTTATATTTATAATGAAAAAGGATTATGAAAATTTTAGGACCAAACGAAACTGGTAAAGGTATATTAATTGAATATGATGCGGGTAGTATTTCTTGGAAAGATTCTTTAAACGAGAATTTTGGACAAGCAAATAAAACTCAAATTGACCATTCAAAACCTTTTGTGTTTTACGCGACTTTACAAAAGTATGGGGTACCAAATAGAAACGGCAGAGTTTACCCTGAAAAAATATTAAGAAGAGAAGCGGATAAATATAAATCATTAATTCAAAAAGGTTTATCAACTTCAGAATTAAATCATCCTGAATCTTCCCTAATTGATTTGGACAGAGTGTCACACATAATTGATGATGTATGGTGGGATGATAATATTTTAATGGGTAAGTTAAGATTATTAACTTCACCAGGTTTTCATGAAAGAGGTGTTGTATCTACAAAAGGAGATATCGCGGCCAATCTAATGAGACAAGGTGTTACTATGGGGATATCTTCAAGAGGAGTTGGTTCTTTAGCAAAAAAAGGCGAACACAACGAAGTTCAAGATGATTTTGAAATTATATGTTTTGATTTGGTTATGAATCCATCTACACCAGGTGCGTATCTTTATTCTAATAAAGATGATAGAAAATTGTATGACGAAAATATAGATGTAGACAAAAAAGACAAACAAGAACCAAGAATTGATGGCGGATTAGGAAAATCACTTGACTTAATGACAAAATTGAACGATTATTTGGGACATAGATAAAATTAAAATTATGGACGAAAAATATTTTGTAGCAAAAGTTCAATACGACTTGATTGACGAAAATTCAGGAAAAATTAAAAAAATCAGAGAAGAAAAACTTGTTAAAGGTTATAACGTTACCGATGTTGAAGCCAAAGTAACAGAAAAATTTAAAGGATTTCAACATGATTGGAGAATAACCGCAGTTGCCGAAAGCAAAATTGACGAAGTTTTTGAATAAAAAATTTTAAATTTAAAAGTTAATTAAAACCCGAGAAATCGGGTTTTTTTATTTTAGCACCCGTTCAAAACTAACTTTTTTGGTAAATGGATATATTTATATGGAAAATAAAACAAATTTTTATTGCAAAAAATGAATTCAGAAAAAAAATCATTAGTTGAAGAAGCTCTTTTACAAATGAAAAATTTGGAAAATGTGGTTTCTGAAAACGCAAAAGGAATACTTGCTTCTACAATGAAGGAAGAAATCGAAGAATTAGTAAAAGAGTCTTTATACGATAAGACTGAGGAAGAAATGATGGCAGATGAATCTTACAACACAGAAGGTACTCACATGAGTATGTATGAAGATGAAGACGAAGATTCTATGACTATCGACATGACAGCATCTGACGACGCTGGTGATGAAATGTCAATGACAGATGACATCACTATGATGAACGATGATGATGACATGATGGATGATGAAATCGAACCTTTAAACATGGTTGGTGCATCAGATGAAGAATTAATGAAGATTGTTATGGGTATGGGTGACAGTGACAGACTTATCGTTCAAAAAATGGGTGATGAGTTAGATGTTGATGTTTTATCTCAAACAGACACAATGACATTTCCTATTGGTGGTGGTGAAGATTTATCAGAACCATCAATGGATGATGATGATTCTAATGATGAACTAGCAGAAGAAGTTGTTTATGAAATTGAAATCTCTGATGATGATGAAGATGGAATAAGTGACTATGATGATGAAAAAGAAGGTATGATGGAATCTAAAGAAAAAACCTATGTAGGAGTAGGTATGGGTAAAGGACCTGGTAAGGTATCGTTCAAGGGTGAAAACATTCACAAAGGGCCTCATGGTAAATCAGCACCTGAAGCTAAAAAATACGTAAAAGGTGAATTTAAAGAAGGTCAAGGTTATGATGACCATGAAGATGAAAAAGAAGGAATGGAACATGGAGCGTTATCTAAGAAAGATTTAAAATCAATGAAATCAAGAAGAGATGATGCTGGTTTTGAGACACGTGAAGATGAAATGAAAGAAGCTTCAAGAACCTATGGTAATGGTTCAAGAAATTACCCAGGTAGAGGTCTTCCTAAAATGAAAGTTGTTACTAACAAAGCTTTAGAAGAAGAAGTTAGAGTTTTAAGACTTAAAAACGAAGAATACAGAAAAGCTTTGAATATCTTCAGAGAAAAACTTAATGAGGTTGCAGTCTTTAATTCAAACTTGGCATACGCAACTAGATTGTTTACAGAACATTCTACAACTAAACAAGAAAAAATAAACATCATGAGACGTTTTGATAACGTCGAAACAATCAAGGAATCAAAAAATCTTTATTCACAAATAAAAAATGAATTAGGTGTTAAAGAAAATACAGTTGTTAAAGAATCTATCGTAGAATCTATTGATAGAACACCAACTAAAGGTTCAACAAACTTGGTTGAAAACAAGACATATGAAAATCCACAATTCTTAAGAATGAAAGATTTGATGTCAAAATTAAAATAAACTAAACAAAACTTAAAAAAATAAAAAAATGGGAGCATTATTAGAATCAGGTCTTGTTGGTAACATTGGTCTTAAGCACCTTAAAGTTATCAAAGAAGATACAATCAACAAATGGGACAGACTTGGGTTCCTAGAAGGTTTGAGAGGTCATGTTAAAGAAAACATCGCTCAACTTTATGAAAACCAAGCATCACACTTAATAAACGAAGCTGCTAGCACATCTTCAGACGGTTCTTTCGAAACGGTTGTATTCCCAATCGTAAGAAGAGTTTTCTCTAAGTTGTTAGCTAACGACATCGTTTCTGTACAAGCAATGAACTTACCTATCGGTAAATTGTTCTACTTTGTACCTAAAATTCAAGGTTACACAACAGGTCAACAAGACCCAACCACTGGTGGCTACCACTATTCACCTTTTGGAGCACCTAACGGACCTTCTTCACCTGACACTGGTTATGGTGCAAATGATAAGAATTTATATGATAGATTCTATGAAGGTACTGAACCAGATTTAGACCCACCTGGATTATTTGATTATTCTAAAGGAGCATTCTCAGCTAGAACAGTTACAGGTTGTACACAAGTTTGGAATGGAGGTCAATTAGTTAATTCAGGTTATACTACAACTGGTGGTCCATACAGAAAAGTTTTAGTAGCTTTCTCAGGATTTAACTACAGTGGTGCTGGTAAATTAATCGGACCAAACGGTAATGAAATGGATACTGAAGAATTCTTGGCTGGTATGACAATCGCACCAATCA